GAACTTTGAAGGACTAAGGTTACGTGCAAAGGAAGGTCGAAAGAAGATCAGAGCTAAGGCTAAGGATGTACATCAGTATACTTTAGATTCATTACGTGAAGCTGATTAAACATAACAATAGATAATAAAAAAGAAAGCCCCCAAGGAATCCAATTAAGGATCCCAAGGGGGCGTTACCCTCAGGTATACATTACGTATACTTGGGGGTTATTTTATTGCTTGTCTGCTATGGCTTGAGCTACGGTCATTCGACCAGATTTACGCTGTGCCTCTGCATGATGTTGTGCTTCTTCATCTGAGAGACCCTCAGCAACTGCACCTGAGTAGTTCTGTTCCCAGACCTTACTAAGGATAGCTTCGTTGATCTCCGGTGTGTACGCAAGAGCTGGGTCTAAGTTGAACATTTCAACGTACTCCATGTCGTCAATACCGGGTACTATGTTGTGTGATACTTTATCGTTACTCATCTTTTACAAATACTCCGTCTACCATACGACCTGTGCGTACAGCTATTTTATTATATGCTTCATCTAAACACTCTGTGAGTGACAGACCCCATAGGTTCGCTTGGATTGTCAATGTTACAAGGACATCACCAAGTTCATCTCGTACTTTGTCAAGGTTACCTGAGTAGACCTCGTCAGCCAGCTCAGTAGCCTCTTCTTCAAACTTACCTAACTGCTTAAGCTTACGCTCACGTAGGTCATGACCACCTGCAAGATCCCCAAGGATCCCTTTGATGTGAGCCCAGTCAATTACTTTCTCTTCTAGTTCTTCAAAGATATTATACATTATTCTACACCCTCATCATCATAGATAGCTGTCTCTGCAATAGACAGGAAGACAAAGTTAGAAGATGCCTGTAAGCACCCCAGCATTGCCACGTTGGTCATCTCACCATTATACTTGGCTATCAGTTCATTCAAGTCTTGCAGCATGTTGTTCTCTGCCACGTACTTGTCTGGGAATTGTGTTACGTTACTCATATTAATTTCCTTAACAAAAGAAGTAATCAGACGACAGGATCTCAGATATATCTAAGGTTCCCAGCTCTGGTTGTTTAAGTGTATAACCCTCTCGGGTCTCTAGTAGCATGTTCTCTATGACTGTGAAGAAGTTCTCACTGTTGTAGATCATGGCGAACTGCCACTTGGTGTGGTCTATTAGTTTATTCACATCACATGCATGAGTCGAGAATGAATCATGTATAGCACCGAAGTCTCCATCAAAGCTTTGGATAACTTTAGCCATGTGTGCTGCATCCATTGAGTGAACGAAGTTAGGTGAACAGCCAGAGGCAAAGGATCTCCTGCATGGTATCAAGTCACCACTAGGTGTGATGTATGGCACCTTAATGCTGTGACCTATCTGACCCAGCCCACGTATGGTACTTCTGACAGTGATGTTCTTCTGACGCCATACTTCGTACAACACTGGGAATCCCGAGGGAGTTGTCCATTGTGTACATGTCTCACCTGATGATAAGATATGGTCAGTCATCTTCTGAATAAACTTCATGGTCTTCAGAGGGCCCACACATGTATCATTGATTGCCAGTATAAGTTGCTTTGACAGAGGGGTACAGTCATCTTCTGTGATATTGTACTTCTTGTCATAGCCTTCTACCTTGCAGTCATAGTACATGTTAGCACCAATCTTCTTCTGACCTGCTGAGTAAGCCCTTGTCATAGACCCACGCTTTGCCAGACCTTTACGGATAGCTTTCATTGGTATGTTACGTTCCTCGAACCAGTCAGGCATCCTGTCTATAAGACGCTTGGCAACTTGGACATAGAAGTCCTTCTGTATCTCACTAGGTACAAGAGACACCAGTTCACCAGCCTGCTTGTCTTTGGATATAGCTGCAAGATGTTGCCATCCATTGTTACTTCCATCAACAGGTATAGGTAATCGACTCATATGTACAGTACGATTAGCCCTAGCTTCGTTATAGCCCTGAACATCCAAGCAACATGCAAGGAAACTAACGGGCTTTTCTGCTTCTGTTCTGAAGCTCTGTCCATCCGCTAATTGGTTTATCCAGTCTAGATTGTTCAGGGTCCACAGTTCTCGGTCCTTTAGAGTCATCTTGTCCACGGATATGGTAGATAGCCCTTCGTCTTGAAGATAGGTTTGGTAGTCCGCTGTTGCCCATGTTGGTAGTTCCTCTATTTCATATGATTGGTTATAGGAACAAGCTGTATGTATGCACAGCCATCGGTATCCTTCAAGATTCATAGCTTTTGAATCAGCAAACTCAAAGAGTCCTTTGGATACATCAGATCCTTGGAAGTTCAGGAAGGGTTCAGTGTAGTACACACGACCCCTGTAGTCACACTCAACCATTTGATAGAAGTCGTTAAGACCTATCGCATGTATCTTTGCAATGACAAACTTCATCTCAATAGCCTTTGACTTAGCTTTTATTGACTGGTCCTCAAGGTCTATGAACAACCCAAGGTTAGTCTCTAATGCTTTGGTCAGGATACTATTGAGCCTCCAAGGTGTTTGTTGCAGCTTGTTAAGAGCAGTGATAAAAGGTGCTCCTATAAGCTGCTTAAAGTCTGACTCTGAACTCATACGCTTTATGTATGGACGTTTGGTGAACTCATTACGTAAGGACATGATATCTTTTGGTGGTGTGAAGGAGGTACCAATCAGTGTCTCCCTTTCGTACTCTGGTGGGAGGTCTCCAAGCTCTGCCCATGTGTCCATCAGTATAATTATATAAGGTGCTCTGTACCCTGAGTACTCTCTTTCAATGTGTATATAACCCAGTTGAAGTAGTGCTTCTAAGTATAGATCACCAACAGCTAAGATCTCCTGATGGTTAGTGTTTAGTACGCCTAAAGCAGACAGCACCTGTAAGCCTATCACAGTCGATGTAACGGTTAGTTTAAAGGGTGCTGACGTTGACCTTCGGGACTTCTGATAAGCTGCCACAGCCCCTGCTACGGCCCTTACAGTGAGCTTCTCGTAAGTATAGCCATATGGGATCATAGAAGAGATCAATCTGGCCCCTTCTGGAGGTCTGCCACGGAAGGTATTACCCTCACATCTTTCCTTGATGTACTCTGTTATAAGTTCTACGCCAACTGAGTTATCCAGTGTAGCTGAGGAAGTCCTCTTGTCCTTTGAGTCTTCCAGTTCCTGTGTCATAGTATGCTGAACCACAGTCTCCAGTGCGTCCTGTAAATCTGGACTTAAGTACTCTGAGTTTGATTGTATTCCGTTCATCTTCATCTTCTGCCACTAAGTTGCGTGAGAATGTAATTATATCAAAGCTGATCTGTTTGATCGAGCCTGAACCCTTGATGTCATCTATGGAGGACAAGTATCCTTCTTCAAATGACTTACCACTTTGGGACTTCCTGAGGTGACTGATAAGTCCAAGCCATATGTTATGCTTCTTAACAACCTTTAGCAAGTCAGACATAATAGAATCTATGGCTTCGTTACCGGTCTTACCTCCGGCTCCTTCAGATACTGCAATAGTAATGTGATCTAAGATTATATACTCACAACCTAACAGACACAAGTTCTCGATCTGGTCTATCAGACTGGAGTCAGAGACTGCACCGTTGTGGTCTAAGAGTATTAACCTTTCATTACCAAAGACCTTTTCATAAGCCTTACGTTCTTGCTCAGGAGTAGGATCCTTAGGTGCAAACATCTTGATGAACTTCTCTGCAGAGTCCCCTATGGATTCCTCAAGAGACACCATACCTATGCTGTCCTCAGTCTGCTTCTCGATCTCTAATACAATCTCCTTGATCATAGTTGACTTACCTGAACCAGTACCTGAGGTGAACAGTACAATCTCACCCTTACGCATACCATCTAGCTTGTCATTGAGTCCTTGCAGACATGCAGGGTATGGCACAGACTTAACGTCCTTACGAGCAACGTATGCATCCCAGATAGCCTCACCACGTACGATGGAGGCAGGGGTATACTTACGTGCATTGAAGACAGAAGTCATGATTTCTTCGGGAGTAGAGTCACAAGGGTCATTAGCACTTAGTGTGGCTACTAATGTCTTATCCCAACCAATGATCTTGGCTGCCTCTGCTACTGCTTTGTCACCCGCTTCATCTTGATCGAACATCAGTATGACTTCTTTAAAGGACCTGAGCCATTCTCTGTTAGCCACAAGGATCTTCATGTTACTGGATGATGGTAAGGATACCACAGGGTACGTACGCTTATACTTGTTAAGCATAGACTGCTGTACCGCTATAGCATCTAGTTCACCTTCAGTTATGATTACCTTTAAGCCACCCGGTTGGAACTTAGACTGACCAAACAGCTCAAGATCCTTATGCTTCAACTCACCAACTACCCTGAACTCTTTTGGCAGGGTACGCTTCTTACATGCTACTACTTTACCTTTAACTGTGTATGGGTAGTAGTGTGTAGTGATAGCTCCAGAGGCGTCATAGGCCACCTTCATATCATACACTGCACATGCTGTCTTGGTTAGGTTACGTTCACGAACACCTGCTGTGTCGTAGTTACTGATGTCTTGGAGTGATTCGCCACTCATATCATAATCCTGTTGTCGGTTACTTGGGTTAAACTTAGATTTAACTGTTGAGTCATATTGGTCAAGGAATGCTGGTACACCACATGCAAAGCATTTACCTCGTCCATTGGACCATAGTGCTACTGCATCAGATGACCCACACTTGAAGCATGGATAGTGTTTTGTGAATGATTCACTCATCTTTAACCTCTGGCTCCTCAGTGACTTCTAACTCGATTACACCTATGAGTTCCTCCAGTTCCCTTAGCATCTCGTTGACTGCATCTAGTAGTTCACTCATTAGTTCCACCTGTCTTCTTTATATGACTTAGTATCTAAACGTCTGGTGCTTGCTTTGACTTTGTAATCAAGTCTCTGCTGCTTCTTCTCCTTTGGCTTCGATAAGTACTCTTCCGGTTCTGTAGATTTCGTTGAGTCTGTCTTTAGTTTCATTTGTGATAGCTTCTTTAGGTATGAATTTAACTGCACCGATCTGACGGTTCAGGTACAACGGTATCCCTTCGGGACACTTCTCTGTCAGTACATCTAAGTACCATTGAACTTTACATTCTGCTGCTGATAAGCCACCTCTGGTTGCAAACAATTGAATCATCTCAAATGTAAGCTCGGAGCCATCTTCTATGAGATCATTGATGTGCTTTGAGGAACTTGTATACTTCTTCCAGTTAGACTCCTTGTCTCGCTTGGTCTTCTTATAAGAGTGGAACTGCTTCTTACCTATGTATCTGATAGGGTTACCATCAGGCACAGACACAGTTATAAGATACACGAATCCGAAGTAATCATCAACCTCGAATGGTTCTCCATCATACGACCAGTGTCCCAGACTCATGACATAGCCGCACTTTCTACTTCATCCCTTAACTCATCTATCATAGACTCTAAGTCTTCAATCCTCTTCTCCATCATCATGAATGCAGTATGGCACTCTTCCCAGACTACTAGCTCAACACCATCTACTTTGTAACTGCCAATATTAAGTATCATTCTTCACTCTCTCCTTTAATAGTTTCA